CGTCGGTACGGCGCCTCCCAGGAGTTGTTTCTCTCCTGTGGGGCCGGTCCTCGGATGTGTCTGGCATTACGCCATCCACTTACCATGGACCGTGACTGATGCACGCAACGAGCACCACGCTGTGGAGAGCAGAAGCCCTCCGGCGGGGATGTCCGATCAGGACTCGCCGCCAAGCAGCTTGGTGATCATCGCGTCCGAAGTTCCCGTAAACAGGGCCTTGAAGCCGTCATAGACGGCCTTGGCCTCTGCGGCCGTGTAGCCGGCGGGAGGCGTGTCGAACACGATGTAGTTACTCATCGAGACTCGCACGTTCTCCGCAGGCTTGAACGGGTCCGCGGTCAACTTCGAGGTGTCGATCCGGAGCATCCGCCGGGTCCGCTTCCCGTAATCGTGGGAAGCGGTCAGACGGATCAGTCCGTCACCCGACTGGTACTCACTGCGGTCGTCTCCCACGCTGATGCGGGGGAGCGCCACGGTAGAGCCAGAGATGGTGACAGACAGCGGGTCGGTGAACGACATGGGCATCACTCCTAGGGCCTAGATTGGCCCCTTCGTTGGCGTTTTGACGCATTTACGTCATCTAACGTGACGAACGGGTAATTCCGATCGCCGCGAGAATGGCTTTCTGGAGATTCGACAAAGAATCCCAGGATACGCCAAACCCGTACGGGTTAGCCTTCTTCCGCAGCTTCGTCTCTGTGACGAAAGTAATGCTGTGAGAGAAGACGGGTGGCACCATCCCATTAAGGGGTGGTGTGTTATACACCCGTGTATAGGTATCTTTAACGATGGTATGTTCCATCAGATACCCGTAACGCATAACCAGGCTCTGATCGGCCATGTCCTCAAGGTTCGAAATTACTGAACCCAGGGACGAAAACCAATCGATCGCCCAACTCCAGGGTACCAAGTTCCAGATGACCTCCGGGGTAAGTTCTACCCCTAGCAGGTGCTTGGCCTTCTGAGCCACGTCGCCCAGCTCCTCCCAATAAGGGGGGAGGTGGTACGAATAGGCTGCAGAAAACCATCGCCTCTGCGAAAAGGTCCTGGTCTTGTATAGCCCACCTTCGACGGTTGGGGAGTTTAGCCTAAAATGCCCGGGGCTGTAATAAGGCCTCGAGTTATTTGTCGGCGTATGCTCCCACTCTACCGTCTTGGTCTCCGGAAAACTCCAACGGCGGCGTACCACTCGACCGGCATCTCTCTCGTACTGACGCAACAAAGCGTCAGACTTGAGGACACCGGTGGCGACATCAGAGATCTCGCCTAAGAGTGGTTTCCAACCGAACTGAATGTTGAGGAAATCGTCCGAAGCGTCAGCTCCGAACGACTTATCGTTCCGCGCCCTTCGGCGTGAATCGATCCTCTTCTCCCATGACTGAATAGCTGCGCGGGGAACTCCTTCCCGTAGCAGCTCAGCCAGGGCAACAGCCAGGTTGGCAACGCTGTTGGTAGGTTTGGACCTTGCTATTGCATCCGTGCCGATCTTAATAAGTTCGGCGTCCGACGAATTCATCGCCGGCGGAAAATAGTTGGTCCAGGGTGGGGACAATGGAACAATTGGACCATTATACTTAATGGTCCTCTTGTTGACATCGTCATACGCAGATGCTGAGACATTAAACATCTCACCGTCGACGTACTTCTTCTGAGTGAAGAACTCACCCCCCTCATCACTGAGCTCACGAATGGGCCAGTGATGGTTTTCTGAGTCAGTTACCTGACTACCAAGGATGTCGCCTACATTCATGACCTGGGTTTCCCCAGATGCATTAAGTAGCCTTCCGGTCCCTAATGGAAACGGAAGCTGTCGCGACTTTCGTCGCATCAAGACAGGACCTCCTTTGGTGAGTGGAGAACGAACTGGTCCTCCATGTAACTCATGGAAATCGGCACATGCACTGCATGCCGGATGACTGCACTGCGCCCTGGGCCCCGCAAGGGGC